CTAACGATGATGAATTTGGGAGTTTATTATACTTTGTTATAAACTGCAATATAAGACCATATATCGCCTTATGATGTCCTTCAAAATATTCTGGTTTTAAGTGTGGTAGGGTTTTACGACAAAATGCTTCGTTATTGACTAGATTTTTAATTATGATGTCTTGAAGATTATTCTCCATGTTGTTTTGTTTCGAATTTATTATTTTCTAAAATGTCTTCTAATATTGAACCTATATAATTCTTAAAACTTTGATTATGTTTTAAATTTTCTAAGGTTTCATATTGTGGGCAACTCATTATAGCATATTTAAACTTTAATGTACATGTATTATTGTCTAAATTTTCAACAAACTGTATTTTATCATACTTGTATACGACATCTTTATACTGTGAGCATAGTAGTTTAACGCAATAATCGTCATCATTATGCATATCAGGCACTAAAATATAGTCAATTGTTTCGCTTGGCATAAATTTTAATCGCAAGAATTTCCGTATGTTTGTGGCAACCAAACATATGAAGATATTACATATTTAGGATTAGAAACTGGAGTTGCACCTTTGTGCGGATACATATAATATGGAGGAAAGCAAAGTACATTTCCAGCCTCTGGCTTTATAGAGATTTCAGTTCCAATATCAAACAACGTTTCGCCGCCTTCAGCAACATCATTAAGATACCAAAACATTACAACTGCACGTTTACTTGAACCTACATCACAATGATCTGTATGCCAATCAAAAACTCCAGTTCCTGGTTCGTATCGTTTTATTCGTGGTGCTTCAAAATCTTGCAGTGGTTCGTAGCAAGGCAGACGATCTTTTAAGATATTACATGTTTTTTCAAGATAATATTCATTTACTGCTTTCATAAGAGACCCCATAGGAGCTCTAAATTCTTCGAATGCAGGATGATCCAGCATATTGATCTCCTCAAAATCTAGAATCTTATTTTTACGATGTATTTTTAATGGATCATTGTTTGCTACCGAATCGTAGCGAGCAATCAAAGCCTCACACATGTCGAGTGGCATTGCATCTTTTAATAGCAGTATATAGTCAGCAAGTGTTTTCATAATATTATTCTTCTTCAATATCTGACTCAACGCTGTCGGTAATCATGTCTCGCAAACCGATTGTATACTTTTGTTTGATATAAGAAGCGAATGTAGTTTTAGTAAAGATAGTCTCCCAAAACTCTTTCGTTAACGTTTGAGCTGCGCGTAGATTTCCAGTCAATTCTGTTTTTGTTGCTGGATCATAAGCAACATACCAACCATTTTTAGGTTTAATTACAAAGCCACCGTCGAGCGCGACATCAAGTAGTCCACTCCATTTTTGAATGCCGCCTTCCCAACTTACACTAATCGGAATTTTGCTTTTTTCTTTGACGAACCGTGACTTTTCAACGTTGATGATAAAGTGATAGCCTTGAATCTCGGTGCCTTCTTTGTCTTGCTGACGACCAAGGATCCAGATGTTGTCAGCGCTGTATGTAATTCCAGTGCCACCACTCACAACAGCCTTACTAAACATCTCCTGCGTTTGATAGGTGTGGTTAATTGCGAGGAGCGGAATGTTTTTCATAGTAAGGTAAGGAGTTACCATACGAAACAGTGCTTTGAGGCTCTTTGCTCTCGTCATGTCAGCAACACTCTTCTCGCTCATTGCATCCTCAAGTTCTTTTTTAGAAGCGAGGTTGCCAACAGAATCAATTACAATAATAACTTTATCTGAGCGTTCGACAGTATCAAGTTGATGAACAATATCAAATTTTAGCTCTTCGATATTTTTAATTGGAATGTGCAGCACTCGTGATGTATCAATACCAAAGCTTTCAAAATACGACTGAGGGCTACCAAACTCACTGTCATAAAACATGAGTGCTGCCTCTGGATGTTTTTTTAGATAGGCACTCGCCATAAGCAGGGCGAAGCTTGTTTTGAAATGCTTACTTGGTCCAGCGAGTACAGTCAAACCACTTGTAAGTCCGCCATCAATGCTACCTGAAAGGGCAACGTTGATCATTGGAACGGATGTGGATGTAATATCCTTTTCAGAATAGAAGCTACTTTCAGCAAGTACTTCCGCTTCTTTGATACGACAATTTTTCTTTAATCTTTCAAGTATAGATGACATAGTTTATTTTCCTTTGGTATATTATATATTGTTTGCTTGTAAAGTAAACAAGAAATTACGCATTTAATACTGCATTTAATTCTTGACGCGTAACTTCTTTGTCTAGTGGATGATTGCGATAAATCGCTTCTCGTTGTGCCTGTGCAATCTCAGTTAATTGAGAGTCGCTGAGAGTCGCGATGTCAGATGCTCGAATGTTTGCAAGGCTCTCGTCACGATAATACAACATCATTTCTTTAGGTTCACCAATAAGAATTGACTCTACGTCAGCAATTTGTAGAGGTCGTGCTCTCCACCATCCAGATCCGGCGTGGAAATATCCAGGCATAAGTATGCCCCATTGTGATGCATAGACATTCATCATTTCGCTTTCAACAACTCTGTCTTGGCCATCTTTACGAGAGCCATATTGCTTTAGAGGCCAATCTGTTGATTCTACTCCCTGTTTTGCCAACCATTTTTTAGTCTTGTCTTGGACTAGTCCAGCAAAATTAAACACTCGTTGTTTTGGCTCAGGAAAGAGAGCCGGTGTTGCTTGGCGATTTAAGTGATATGGATTTGGGTTGTATCCAAAGAGCAATTCTTTTGGCCAGTCTAATAATAGACTTAGGTCACCACCAGCAAAGGCGGGCATACACATTCTGTTTGTTTTGCTCTTTATCTTTTCAATTGCTTGAAGAAATACATCTGCATGCGTTTCAATATCACTTGGAATATTAGTATGACTGTCTACAACAAATTTTCTAAATAACTTAGTTGGATCGCTCAGCGAAGTGATTCCAGAGAAAATACTATCGGTTTGCCAATCATCAAAAGCAAAAATACAATTTGGATGACGTGATATTGCCCAAAGTGCATTATAGACAAACCCGGCAAACCCGGCAGGGTTGTGTAAAAACACAAACACCTCATCATATTCATCTAAACTTTCGCCAATAATAATAGGACGCATATCAACCGTATGACCCATATCACGAAGCACTCGTGGCAAACTATATTGACACATCGCAACCTGCAATTGTTGTTGCAGATAAAAGTCATATGTACACTGTGCTTTATTACAACCAGTAATTAGTATTCTCATGCTTGTGTTTCTTGCTTACGTCTATTTAAAAAGTCACGATCCGGATCCTGACCATCAATTCCACCACGACACCATGCAACGAGAAAGCTGCCATAGTTAATTAGATCCTTGCCGCTGTCTTCAATACTTTCAAAGTTTGGAGTGTAATTTGGATCATTTTCCATGGCTTCAAGAACGCTTGACATACGTAGCACCTTTGCGTGTATAACGTCAAGTATACTCGCTGCGCCACGTGGATAATAGTCTGCTTGACGAATCCGGCTGTGAGGATTTTGATAGTCATTCGCTTTTTTATGTGTTAATTCAATACACTCTTTTAGTACTTTTACGCTTTCCTTTTCTTCCATTTTATTATTTAGTTTTATTGTTCAAATTTATAAAACGTTACACTTTAAGATCTGCAGATCAATTCATTTTTTCATGTTTATTAACCTTGACCGCGAGAAAGTTTCTTATAGTTTTTACTTTGTTTGAGATGTGAAGTCTTGCTTTTAGCATGAATGCCTTTGCGCTTAATTTTCTTTTGTTGTACTTTAATTCCAGTGTGTTTCATATGTGTTATTATATATGTTTTTTAAGCTTTGTAAATATCAAAGGGAGTGTTCTTGAATATATTTTTTACAATTGTTAAAATGGTATCGTGACATATTTGGGCCACTACCAACTAATAGACAATGAGGACATTGCTTTTGTGCCAAATTATGTTTTTTACCTCGCTGACTCTTAGACAATTTACTTCTTAAAATTTTACTTTTTTCTTCTCCGTGTATTTCATCATATGTTTTTCCTTCATTATTTTTTGCCCATTCAATTATACCATATGCATGTTCTGATTTACCAAATGCTGGATTATTTTCACCTTTCATTTTTTCTGAATGATCTGGTCTTTTTTTACCTCTAAATCCATTTCCACATTTGTATTTGTGTTCTTCAGTTAATTTTTTACCAAACATTCCATTTTTTTCTCCATGAAATGAACCACCTAATGCTTCATTTTTCATATTATATGATAACGGATCATTTGCTGCATCTAATTCTTTAAGAATTCTTTCCTCTTCTTCTCTATAAAAATCTCCTTCATATAACAATTCTTCAGTAAAAGAATCTATACCGTATTTTAATTTTGCTCTTTGCCAAATTAAACCGCTTCCACTATAGTTTTTCTTTTTTCCATTATGACTTCCTATATAATACATTCCAGTATTGACGTGAGTAAATTTATAAACATATCCCATTTAGGTATTTATAACCAAACTCTATGTCGTTAAGATTTATTATACAAAATATTATAATCTTTTTTAGAAATGTAGAATTCTCCAGTTTTAGAATAATGATCAATCAAATAATATTGATTTTCGTATGCATGTAGACTGCCGACTTGCCAAATGATATTTCCTGGGACAATCTTATCGGCTTTTTTGGTACCACAATTATAATCATAGACGAGTTTGTCTTGAACATACTTTTGCCACGCATAGTCATTACGATAACCTGCCCAAATATCATTGCTACGCATCTGTACAACAACCTGCAGGGCACCATTACGAATTATATATTGCACTGCATTTGTGCAAATAAAGTCACTCATGCCGCCTACACACCAGTTGCTATGCATGCTTGGTCGAGTATAGATCATGACAGCTCGGCGACTGTTTGGTGAACGAGACAATTCCATTAACACATTTTCATATTGCGCATAGTTTTCAGAGTTGAAAACAAGATAACCATAATTTGAATTGATTTTGCCATCACGACTTGAAACGTCTTGCCAAATTTTAGGAACAACACCAGGAATGTCTTTTACATAGAGACTTTGCGAAAGATACCATTCCAATTCGCGTTGAATATAGTCATCGTTAATTTCACCAAAGATACTCGGTTCATCTGCACAAAAACTTGCACCTACAAGCTCGAGTGTAGTGACACCACTCTTATCAACTACAAAATTTTTGCTTTTGTATTGACCTACAAAATATTGTCGTATTTGCTCTATTGTCATATTAACCAAAAATAATTTTGCGAAACGCGACGATTAAACTCAAATGATAGTTGTCTTGCTCTTCAAGAGCTGCTGTGCGCTCAGAGAGCGCGTCATAATTTTCAGACAACTCGCACTCTATAATTTTATTGACTTGAAGTGGTCGATCATTAGTGATATAGAGATAAACATCTGAAACAGCATCTTTGATTGAATGACCATTTTCGATTGAAGACCATGAAATGCTATTAAAACAATCTTGACGTTCAACAAAATCGAGCACCTTTGAAAATAGTTGATTTTGTAAAACGTCAGTGGTGTGTACATCTGCCTTTGCACAAAACATTGAATAGAGGCGATCTAGAATAGGATGAGTGTCTGTCATATAGTGATTTATAAGAGAAAGATCCCAGACAGCAATTTAAAATTACCATCTGGGATTTTTAAGAAGCGTCAAATTATATCAGAGACGCTTTACTTTACGTGGTTTTTTGGCTTTAACTGGCGCTGGAGACTCAAACTCTTCAGCAATCTCTTGAGGAGATGCGATCCAACAAAAGACTTCTCCACCTTCGCTTGAAGAAGGAATCTCATCATTTGCCTTTTCAACAACCTCTGGCACGACTTCAGCAGCAACTTTTTTTGCAGCACTCGGTTTACGACCACGCTTCTTTGGACCAGCCTTCATTGCTGCTGCAATAACCTCAGCGGGAGGCATTTGCGGCAAATAGCGACTATAACCAATCGACTTGTCTTTGCCAAGGAAGGTTTGGCCAATTTCACGACAAGTAAGACCAAAGGTCTTACCGACTTCATAAACTTCCTTGGCAGTAAAGCCAGCGGAAGCATTGGGACGAGAATTGAACTCGTCAATCATTTCTTTTACACGCGTTAGCATATGTTTGTTTTGTTTTGTTGTTAGGAGACTATTATAACTTAAAATTTAGAAGATGTACACAACTTTTTACATTAAATTGCATTGAGAGCATATTGTCCAAGACTTCTTCTAGTATTGTTCGTTGTGTCTGTTTGCATACCTTATTGTATTAGAGTTTCGTATGCTTATTGATTAGACTTCGTCTTCGTCTTCCTCAACATAATCAGGATCATTGTAATTCATGTCCTTAAGTATGCTAAGAATATCTTCACACATCTCTTTGAGTCTATCGTATGCTTCTGCCTCTTGACGGCAACTCAACGCTTTACGATAATCTTCGGGCGATGTTCCATCATCGAGAGCAGCTAGTAGATCACTCTCGATTTGTTTCATAGCATGAACGGTATTCTCGAACATGCAGTAGCTCATATTAGGGTAGTTTGACATGGTATTAGTGGTGGTATTTGTATTAGAGAAGATCGTGGACGATATATTCTTCAACAGTTGGAAGAGTGCGACGATACTGTTCCAAGTCAGAAATCAAATCGTCGAGCGTCTCACGATTGTGCATCCCGCGCCAGTTGGCACTTGCATTGAAAAGTTCGAGCATCTGCTTATAAATCTCTTCGTGGGAAGGGAACTTAATTTCGGTTTGCATATTGTGGTTGGTTGTGCTTACATGGTTATTATTGTATCGGTGTTCGTTACTTGCGATCGTAGTCAAGAGTGATCCAGGTATGGATGAGCCAGTTAGAGAAGGTCTCTCTAAACGCTTGAGCGCTCTTGATAGAGTTAAACTCATGCTCGGTAATGCTACCGTTCTGATTGGCGACTCTAACAACTACGATGTATGGCTTGGCGGTGGTCATATGCTTATTTTGGTTGGTGTTGCTTACATGGCTATTATAGCATAAAACGCACGGAAAGTACACAACTTTTTTCAACAAAAATGCACTTTTTTTCACTTTTTTCGTCCCCGGGACCATATTTTAGGCATTTTTAGCCCTTGGGAGGCCTGGGACAGGGATAGTGTAGTACAAATGACTACACTATCCCCAAACCTACTTGCTGAGTGTATTTTTTACTTCAGAATATAAACATCCATCCAGGCAGGAGTGGACTTTACAAGCTGAGTGTATGATGATCTTGGAACGTAGATGTCAAAGACATATCCACGACCACGAGCAGCACTTTTGCGAGTAACGGCCGAACCACGGTCTTGGACGACGAAACTCCCATTTCCTACTTTTCCTTTCAAACCGGGAATGAATATTCTAGTTCCCATCTTGAAATCGGGGTGAGCAGCAACTGTCACCCCGCTTTTTGCAGTTTTGGTTTTAGGACACGCAACCCTACTCCACCATGGAGATTCGGGATAATAGTATGTAATGCGTGCCTTTATTTTTGTAGCATTCTTAGGCGTTGCGTATGTTGAATGCGCGTGACTAAGAAGCAATAATGAGGTTATAATTGTATAAACAAGTTTTTTCATCATTATTTTGTTTCCTTTCTATCTTTAGTATTATTTGTCCTCAGCAAACAAGGAGAAGCAATACCCTCCTCAGTTTCATAATGTGCTTATGAAAGTCTTAACTACAAATTTTTTCGTGCCTTTTACGAAGCTTGTCGCTATAATTATTTGGGTCTAGATAAAAATCTAAAGAGTCTAGCTTTGTCGACGCCAGCTCTCTCGATGACTTAGAATATGGTGATCGACTATTTTTAGTCCATGATCTTAATTTTTCAACAGTATGATAAAAGAAGAGATAGCAGTTTGCGCCTCGTATGTAGTTATCTACATCAATATCAAGTTTATACTTTTTGATAGTTTGAAGTGCGATACACTCACAGTGCCATTCCAATTCTATGGCATCCTTTACTGCTTGTGAAACAACTTTCTTAGAATAGCGTTTACCGTCAAGCCAACTAAATAAGATGTCGCATCCTTTTACCTTTGAATTAAAGAATTTACGATGATGCTTCCATTGTAAGTAATGAGAATATTCATGCACAAATATTTCAAATGCGCAGTCACGTTTCATTGCGACTACAAATTCTTTTTGATCTTTACTATCATCAAACCATCCGCCATACTTTCCGTCTATGGCTTTTGTCATAATAAGCTTTAGTGAAAAGCCGTCATCAAGCAATTCATTTACTGCTTTTGCTATAAAGGCGTTTTTTTCCATATTCTAAGAATGGTTTTATTCTTGTATATTACTTAAATATTCTGCGTAATAGACCCTATTATAATTACGTTTTCTAGAGTTTTCTGTTTCTTGTGCAATTTTTAGTGGTTCA